TAAATGAAAGAGCCTAATGACGGAACGACAACGACTAGCAAAAGAGATCCTCGAAGCCAATCCAGAAGTCAGCAAACGCAGATTGGCGATGATGCTAAATGCCAAGCATCCTGCAATATTCAAGAGCGTTGAGACAGCAAGAACGGCCTTACGAGAAACGACAGGTACAAACGGAATAGATAACCGAAAAAAAATACGTGGGCAGATTAAAGACAAGCCAAGAGCGGGTTCGAAGGTTTATTCCATCCCGAAATCAACGGCAAAACCTTGGGAACCGCACCAGACAAAAGCCAAATGCATCGCGGTATTTTCTGATTGCCATTTTCCAGTTCATGATCCCGACGCAATCGAGGCAGCGGTGGCTCACGTTAAGGCAAACTTTGAGCCAGATACCATTCTGTTAAATGGAGATTTTGCCGACGCGATTGAGTTTGGTAGTTGGGCAAAGTCGCCAAAAGCAATCCAGACTGAGAATAGCCTCGCCACAATCAGAGCGGGGCTTTTGTATTTCAGGGCTGAGTTTCCGAACGCAAAGCTGATTTACAAATTTGGGAATCACGAGGACAGGCTGGAGCGGTTCTGTTGGGAACGTGCGCCCGAGCTGGTCGGACTGGAGCATGTAACCTGGAAGGGCTTATTGACGATCGACAACGATTTGAAAAAGGTTTCTGAGCTGGATGACTTGATTTGGATTGGTGAGGAAAGGCCCATCATTACCAATGGCGGGTTGGCAATCTTTCACGGACACGAGCTTCCGAAAGGTTTGACCAATAGCGTCAATCCTGCGAGGGGTGCATTCCTTCGGACTCGCGATTCCGTGATGATCGGGCATCATCATCAATCGAGTTCGCACGTTGAATACTCTTGGAAAAAAGAGCCGGTCAATTGCTGGTCTGTTGGTTGCTTGTGCGAACTCTCGCCACGGTATGCCCGCATAAATAAATGGAACTTGGGACACGCTGTTGTCGAAGCGGAAAAGAATTCTTTCAGTGTGTCGAACTTTAAGCAGTTGAGCGACAATCGAATCGTGAGGGCCTAATATGGAAATAAATTATGAATACATTCCATCCGACCGAATTGAGCTCTTGCAGATTGCAATTCAATTCGTCGGCATGTTCCAGCGTGAAGATTCAGCAATTCAAAGCGAACCGACCGGCGACGAATTGAAGGTTTACACGGCAGCTTTGAAGTTACTTGAAAAGGAACTCAAGCGAGGGCCGTCGATTGCGGAAACAATCGTAGTCAAAACAGAAAATGCCGATCAGGAAAAAGAGCTATCCTAGGTAGATGCGGACAAGTACCGAGAAAAAGAACCACCTGCAAAGGTGGTTTTTTTGTCGAGAAAACACGAGCGTTTTAACTATTTTTAAGAAAATAGAAAAAAAGGTTTAGACAGGGCTTCCATACGGACGAATATGTCGGTATGATTAGGGAATGCAAAGGACGACTTTAATGAACATACTTGAAGCAATTAACGACGAACGTGAGCGACTAGGACTATCCTGGTATCGCATAGCAAAGCAAACCGGTATCCAGCAACGGACTCTGCAAAGGTTCGCAAGAGGTCAACATGAGCTGGGGCACCGGAAGCTAGAACTTGTCCTGAACGAACTAGGTCTGAAAATTCAAAGGAAAGGAAAGAGTAATGTTTGAATTAAGCATGGAAGAAAACAAGACCCGCGAAACAATCTACCGACAATGGTCGGAAGATGAACGCGACCGACGGCGAAACGCATGGAGTGTTCGCGATCTTTGCGAGTACTTCCAGCGATCAGTAAAGATGGCAGATCGACTTCAAAACCGAGACCGTGGACGAACGCGAAAACGTAATAAGTGAAATCAGGAGCGACCCGACAACGCAACGGAGTTTTGAACGGATGACGTTGGCGGGGTTTTGCAAACAATGAAAGGAAACACGATGGAAACAGAACTCAAGAAAGGACAAATCGTCGAGGTCAGCGACGATGGCAAACATTGGAAGTTGCGGAGATTCTCACTGCATCACATGGAAGGCATCTTTGCCTATGACGGGATTGGCAGGGAAGAACACGATGTCTGGTTCAAGCTATGGAGGTTGCCAGAATGACTCTCTTTTGGTCAATCGTCGACAGGTTGTTTTTTATCGGACTTGGTTTTTGGTTATTCACAATTTGGTTTAGTTGGAGGTAGTTATGTCGCAAACGATGGAAGAACGGATTGAAGCGGAGGCAAAGGAATGTTCGAAGTGTTTGATTCAACCGCTATTGAACTTTCAAACTCTTGTTCGCAAAGACTTTCGGACGCAATTATTTGAAATGATCGAAATGCAAATTCAATCAGCGTTTTTCACTGGCATTGCAAAATCACGTTCAATCGTCAGAGATCGACAAGAAGAAGTCAAAGACACTGCCGCAGAAGCGGCTAAATGGATGTAAGGAGAAAACCGAATGACACAACCAAAAGTAATCAGGAAATATCAGTTATCGCAACCGTCGATGGAAAGAATTCAAGCAGATATTGAGTCAGCGAACTCAGATTTAATAGGCGATTTAATCGCGACACTTTTGGCAAAAGCATGTCTAAACAGAGCTAAGGCGTGGAATGAAGTTCGAAGGATTGCGGATTTGAATGAGGAAACTGAAACGCTTCGGCTTTCGTTTGCTACTAATGAAATCCTGGTTCTGCCGAAAGGTGAAGGTGACGAATGACAACAAGCCAACACATTACCTGCCTCCGCTTGCAACTTGCCGACGAATTCGGCATCGAGAGAACCAACGCCGAGATTTGGCAGCGGGTGTTTTTCGATAGCGGGTTCGATGCTGGACTTGCTGAAACAATGATTAGACGCATTTCGAGTGAGTGGAGTCTGCTCAAGGAATTTGCTAATCGATTTGAACCTTGCATCGTGGAAACGGATTCAGGCATTTCGGCATCGCTATTGATCGTGTCGGTTGGCGTTGCGTTTTTTGCTGGTTGGATTTTGAGGGCTTTAGCGTAATGTTTGCGACATTTGAAGAAGTGGCTGTCTATGACGACGAAGGCCGCGTTGAGGGAATGCAATTTGACAGCCGCACGCGTCGGATTCAGCAATGGCGTGAGAAAAAGGAAGATCAGGAATTCGAGCTTCTCGTCTCCAAGTTGCGTCAGAAAAAGCGATACCTTGCTTGGTACGCTCGCCATAAAGATGATCCCGGTTTCCGCGAGAAAATGCGTGCACACAACAAGCGAATGAAAGACAAGCATCGCGACAGGCGAAACGCTGAATATCGAGAGAAGTACCGTAGCGAGATTGCTCGGAGAGAAGCGGCTGTAAATGTTTGTGCTGAATGCAAAAGTAAGTTTTTTCAAGCCCCCGGGTACAAGAAGAAACGAGCAGCTAAGTTTTGTTCTAGGGCATGCCGCAATCGTGATTCTTACAAGCGACGCGATAGAGATACCACTGAGCGCAAAGAGGCAGTTTTGAAAGTCGTGCAGTCGCATTATTCGATAACATCGAAGCAAGCTACGGCACACCTTAGTCTTACACAAGCGTCAATTCAAGCCTTGCTCAATTGCCTTGTGAAAGAAGGAAAAATCAATAAATACACCGACGAAAAACCTTATCGATACTCAGTTTGGTAGGAAAACTAGGAGCAGGTGAAAAGACAATTTCTAGAAGGATGAGGAGTTCAACGCATGAGGGATCAGAAACCAACGCGACTAACGGCAACCGCTGACGCTGTGAAAGTGCCAAAAGACAGAACCAAGGAGGAGCATCGGCACATTGTCTGGATGAACTATTCGGATCTGTTCAAAAACAGAGACGAGTTTGAGGCAGCGTGCGACGGGTACGAGGCGAGGAAAAATAGACGGAAGGAACCAATCGATGATTAACGTGTTCTTCGGCATCGATCCTGGCAAGTCGGGTTCGATCTCTGCTATCTGGGTTGACGGCGAGCCGTTCGTGAATAGCTGCAAACTCAACCAGACGGAGGCGGACATTTCAACTTGGCTTTATAGCTTTGATTTGACGGGATACGACAGCAGGAGATCTATTGCCGTCCTTGAAAAAGTCCATGCCATGCCGAAGCAGGGAGTCACCAGTTCGTTCTCCTTCGGTCAATCTTACGGATTCCTGCGAGGCGTCCTAACTGCTTTGCAAATTCCATTCGTCGAGGTTAGTCCGCAGCGTTGGCAAAAGGCAATGGGATGCTTAACCAAAGGAAACAAAAACGTAACGAAGCAAGCGGCACAACAACGCTGGCCACATCTAAAAATCACGCACGCAAACGCAGATAGTCTGTTGATTGCGGAATACGCGAGAACCGTTTTACACAAAGGAAAATAATGGCAATCAATCTGAAGTCCACAAAATCAATTGCATCCAGCGGGGTCAAGCTCCTCGTCTATGGTCAAGCAGGAGCAGGCAAGACAACCCTGATTCGCACGCTACCGCATCCGCTGATTCTTTCAGCCGAAGCGGGTTTGCTGTCCTTGCATAACAGCGACATTCCATTTATCGAGATCGACTCGATAGCGACATTGAGCGAGGTTTACAAATGGTTGTCGAGTGCTGAAGCAGCCAAGTACGAAACCATCGCGATTGATTCGGTATCAGAACTGGCAGAGGTTTGCCTATCGACAGAGAAGGCAAAAGCCAAAGACCCACGGCAAGCCTATGGCGAGATGCAAGACCAAATGGCAACGCTGATTCGAGCGTTTCGGGATCTTCCAAAACACGTTTACATGAGTGCCAAATTGGAAAAGGCACAAGACGAAATGGGCAGGATGCTCTACTCGCCTAGCATGCCAGGAAACAAAACGGGACAGGCATTGCCATACTTTTTCGATGAAGTCTTGGCACTGCGATGTGAAAAGGATGCTGAAGGAAACTTTGTCAGAGCATTGCTCTGTCAATCGGATGGGCTATGGCAGGCGAAGGATCGTAGTGGACGCTTGGAAGCATGGGAAGCACCAGACTTAGGTGCAGTGATTGCGAAGATTGAAGGTTAGTTTTTTATTCACGAAAGGAAAAAAAGAGATGGCACGATTTGATGAAGTGTTTGATGTAAATGAAATGCCGGAAGGCGGCAACTATGATCCATTGCCAGCGGGTTGGTACGCGGTCGAAATCAAGGAGGCAGAGATCAAGGACACGAAGTCCGGAACTGGTAAGTATCTGTCGGTGTCCTACCAGACGGATAATAACCGCTTGGTGTTCGGAAACCTCAACATCCGCAATGCAAACAGCAAAGCTGAGGAAATTGGACGTCAGCAACTTGGCGATTTGATGCGAGCGGTTGGACTCTCGCGGTTGACGGACTCCGATCAACTGATTGGTTTGAACCTGCAAATCAAACTGACGATCAAGGAAGATCCGCAGTACGGAGCTAGGAACGAGATCAAATCGTTCAAAGCATTGGCGGGTGGGCCGGGAATCGCGAAGCCAGTAGTACCGCAGGCGAAGGCAGCGACAGCGAAGGCAGCAACAAAGGCTGCTCCTCCGTGGGCGAAGCCAGCGGCGGCGGCTGACGAGATTCCGTTTTAACTTTCCTTTGTGGGCCTTGCGTGTTTGGGTAAGTAAGTTCAGGTACTTTGTTCAGCACGCAATGTTTTTATTTAACAGGCAACAAATGCAAATTCCATTTTCTCCGTACTACGACAAAGACGGCATAACGATTTACAACGCAGATTGTCGCAAGGTTCTGCCGTGGTTAAAGAAGTTTGATTTGTTGCTGACTGATCCACCTTATGGGATTGGAGAAAGTAGTAAGAAACAGAAAACGCGGCAGGGTCACGGATTGGCTAACCAGCGCAACTACGGCGAGTATTTGTGGGATAAAGACGCGCCACCAAAGTGGTTGATTGATTCCGCGCAGCAGGCAGCACGCACTGCAATATTATGGGGCGGAAATTATTACAGACTCCCAGCGTCGTCCTGTTGGTTGGTGTGGGATAAGGACAACGGAGATACAGACTTTGCGGACTGCGAGCTGGCGTGGACGAACATGCCGAGAGCGGTTCGCAAGTTCAAATGGAAATGGCAGGGTATGTTGCAGGAAACGATGGGCGACAAAAAAGAGCATCGCGTTGTGAGGCAGCGGTTAATAGACTTTCGCAAGGGGTGCTTTTCTAATGTCACCAATTCCAGAACCAACTATCACAATCGCGTCATTAATCGACGCTCACCATGAAGCCAAACGCGAAGGTTCGCGGACGCATCTAGGTTGCTCGCAATTAGGGCATCCTTGCGACAGGTGGCTGTGGTTGTATTTTAGGTGGGCGATTGAGTCAAAGTTTCAAGGACGGATCTTGCGATTGTTCAGGCGCGGGCAACTGGAAGAAAAGACCGTTATCGAAGATCTGCAATCCATCGGGCTCGATGTGGATTCGTCCCAATCGTGGGTTAACTTTGGATCACATGTTTCCGGCTCAGTGGATGGAGTGGTTAGCAATGTTCCAACCAAAGGAAAGAAGCGAGCAGTACTTGAAATCAAAACGCATTCGGCGAAATCCTTTCGGGATTTGGAGCGTCATGGACTCCAAAAAAGCAAGCCAGAACATTATGTCCAGATGCAAACCTACATGCTTGGACTCGGACTAGATCGCGGATTGTATTTCGCAATCAATAAGGATGATGACTCAATCTTTACTGAGTGGGTTCACTTCGACAAAGAGGTGGCAACCAAAGCAGTCGAAAGAGGCAAGCGGATTGCGTTATCTGATCGGATGCCGGAACCGATATCGGTTGATCCAGAGTGGTATCAATGTCGCCTATGTAATGCGAGTTCGTTCTGCCATTCGACAAAATTAACCAACCAAGTTAACTGCCGGACTTGCGCACACTCAACAGCAAAGCCTAATTCAACTTGGCGTTGCGAGCTACACAATGCCGACGACATACCAAAAGATTTTCAACGAACTGGTTGCAGTTCTCATGTTTTGCATCCTGATCTTGTGCCGTGGAAGGTCAATCCAGAACATGCGACGGAAAGCGTTGCTTGTTTTGAGATTGATGGAATCTTGGTTCACAATGGCGAACCGGACGAAAATGTTTATTCGTCGAGGGAGTTGCTAGACAAGTTGCAAGAAGGCGGGTTGGTTTCATTAGCGAGGTTGGCGTTTAATGCTTAGGCCATACCAACAACGTGCAATCGACCAGTTATACAAATGGTTGGAATCCAACGAGGGACATCCTTGCCTAGTACTTCCGACCGGAAGCGGCAAGAGCCACATCGTTGCCGAACTATGCAAGTATGCTTTGCAGAATTGGCCTGATACTCGCATTCTGATGTTGGCGGGCCAAAAGGAATTGATCGAACAAAACTCTGCCAAACTGCGACAGCACTGGAAGAATGCACCACTTGGAATCTATTCGGCTTCCATCGGCAAGCGGCAACTAGGCGAGCCGATCACGTTTGCGGGTATCCAGTCGGTACGCAAGAGATCGAAGCAGCTTGGACACGTTGATTTGATTATCGTTGATGAGTGCCATTTGATATCGCACAAGGACGAAGGCGGCTATCGCACGCTAATCAAGGAGTTAACCGCGATCAATCCTGCCTTGCGGGTCATTGGACTAACGGCGAGTCCTTACCGATTGGGACACGGTTTGATAACCGACAAGCCAGCTATCTTTGATGCTTTGATTGAGCCGGTATTGATTGAGGAACTGGTAAAGCTAGGTTTCCTATCTATCCTCCGTAGTAAAGCAACCAGAGATAAGCTGGACACAACAGGAGTCAAGAAACGCGGCGGAGATTATATCGAATCCGAACTGCAAAAAGCGGTTAACGTCGATTCGATCAACCAGCGGGTGGTGCAAGAGATTATCGATTTAGCGGGTGATCGGAAGTCTTGGCTGGTGTTCTGCGCGGGTGTCGACCATGCGGAGAACGTAAGCCAATGCTT